CCGAATATACATTATCTGCATAGTTGGGCGTACGGTCCTGAGGTGCTTACGAAGGAATCAAGACATCAATACTTTGACCGCATGGAAGGCAAGCTCACCGCCGTTGAGGTCAAGATAAATGCTCATGGCGATGAGACACGAGGCGGTTCCGAAATCGGATGGGGTGTAAAAGAAAAGTTGTTTCCAAAAGAGCTGATTGACGCTCCCGTGACGCACCTCGGTGTGATGAATCACCATAATGGCGAACACAAGATATGGGCAGACGTGGAAATGTCGGAACTGACTGCGATAACACTGATCCAGAAGGAATAGTTTCCCAAACCGCCGCATAAAACTATAGACCATCCATACAAAGAAAGGAAAACCAGAGGTAATAATATACTCCCACAAACTTATCTAAGACGCCATGCCCTGAGCGGCGGCAGGGCTGTCAGAAGGAAGGAAAACGATGAAAGGTGAGAAGAACGCAAAATATATAACATACCACGGTAAGACGCAAACCATGTCGGAATGGGCGAGGGAATGCGGAATATTATTACAGACCTTCGCACACAGATACCGTGCATGGAACGGAGACATGGACAAGATCATGAACACACCGCTCCGGGAAGCTACTCGTTATTATGTGGGCGGAAAGCATAGGACGGTCCGGGAATTGGCAGAGCTAAACGGCAACGTCTGCGTGGATACAATGTGGCGGTGGCTGGCACACGGGGTTAGCCCGGATGAAGCCGTGACGAAGAAAAAACGTCATGCGAGTTGGGGCAAAAACGAAGGAAAGCAGGATTTGAAACCGACCGGGTGCACGCATCCAGATTGCGATAACTGTCCATACAGCGATTGTAGATGGTAGGAGGTAAGCATGAGTACAGCAGAAGCGATTACAAGGCTCACAGAGACCGACAGACGAAATGAGCGAATACGGCAGCGATATGAACCCACCGAATTACATCTGGGATGACAATACAGGCGAACTGGTCAGGTGCAGCGATTGTGAAGCATATAAGCCATTCTTCAATCAGCATTATTGTGATAACGACATAATCTGCTGTCCGTTTCCTGATGATTACTGCTCTAGGGGAGTGAGGAAAAAATGAAATGTCCGTGGAAAGAACATATACACATCAAGAAAGACGGTATGGGGCATATATACCGAAATGTGGAATGGGAAGAATTCGAAAAGGACGAATGCCCGTTCTATTACATCGGCAAAAGACACAAACCGCCAGAAAACTGTTTAAGGGTTGTGGGTGAACGATGAGGATTGGACTTATAGATGTAGACGGACATAACTTTCCGAACCTTCCACTTATGAAATTATCCGCATGGCATAAGTCTCAGGGCGATAGCGTGGAACGATATCAGCCGTTATTCAGCGGCCATATGGATCGTGTCTACATGAGCAAGGTTTTCAGCTTCACGCCAGACTATCCGTACTATATCAACAGTACAGAAATTATCAGGGGGGGTGGAGGCTACGCCGTTGATTTGGAAGATGGCAAAGAGGTTTTTCATCCAGAGCGTGACTGCAATCTTCCCGATGAGATCGAACACATTTATCCAGACTATAGCCTGTATCCGCAGTACGAAAATGCAGCTTATGGTTTCATGACAAGGGGATGCCCCAGGGGATGTGATTTTTGCATAGTCGGTGACAAAGAAGGACGCAAAGCCAAGACCGTTGCACCGCTGGAAGAGTTCTGGCATGGGCAGAAAAATATAGTCCTTTTAGACCCGAATCCTATAGCGGTGACGGATTGGAAGGAAAATCTCCAACAACTGATTGACAGCAAGGCATATGTTGACTTCACGCAAGGTGTTGATATCCGCATGATGACGGAAGAAAAGGCAGAGTACATACGGCAAATAAAGGTAAAATCAATACATTTTGCGTGGGATCGTTACGAAGACAAAGACATGATTTTGCCGAAGCTGGAATACTTCAAAGGCATAACTGGATGGCACAGAAGCAAACTCGTTGTGTATGTCCTGACAAATTACAACACAACACTGGAACAGGATTTAGAACGTATTTATACGCTGAAACGATTAGGCTACTCACCAGATGTGCGGATCTATGAAAAATACAAATTACCCAAACACGACATTCTTGTAAAGCTGCAACGGTATGTGAATAGTCCGATGATATTTAACACAGTTGATCGTTTCGAAGATTATGAGCGATTGACAAAAGAACAAAGGGAACAGGTAAGGAGATTGCAACTATGAAACGAGAACCATACGTCAGTGAAGCAAATATCAGACCGGCATTTCTGGATATGGCAGAAGTCAAACGGTACAGATTTTTCACACGATTTATGAAGGTTTGCCCTAATGGTGAAACGTACTACGAATGCTTCATGAATGATGATGTCGATGCCGAACGGAAGAAACGAGGTGCGAAGAAATGACCACAGAAAAAGCGATTCGAATTTTGCAAAGTTTCCAGGAGCCAGAGCCGTGGGAACTTCATATCACGCAGGATGCATATGATGCGCTCCAGATGGCGATAGATGCTCTGGAAGAGCAGGAAAGGCAGGAAGACGATGGGAAGTGACTTTGATTGTATCAACAGACATACGGCGATTGATGCGCTCGAGAAGGTCGCAGAGTTATACCCGTGGAGAGTACCGGGCGATAGAGACAGCTATAGTCATTACAATGAAGGGTGGAATGATGCGATAGGGAGAGCGGAGATTGCGCTTGAAGAATTGCCATCTGCACAGCCAGACCTTGAATCAGCCTACACCGAAGGATACACAGCCGCTGAGAGTAAGTACAGGGCATTGATGGGTGGATGGGAAATATTTATTGTCCAGAAGTTTCATGATTATCAGATCGAGTGGCTTAAAAGTCATTATGATCTTGAATTAGAGCCGCAACTAGAGGAACTAATTATACGGTTTTTACATGATACAGCAAATATGTACATGTTGGATACGGGGAGGGAAACCAATGAGGGCGATTGATGCTGATGCGATGAGAACTATACAAAGCATTAATAAGGCAAACTTCAATAGTATCGAAACAATTCAGAAATGGATTGATGAACAGCCGACCATCGAAGAGCGCAAGACGGGTAGGTGGATACGGGAGACAAAGCACTACAAGGACTCTGAACAGGAATTCTACTACTACGAAGAGCGATGCTCCGAGTGCGGTACAAAGCGGAAGATAGGATGGGCAGGGGTGAGGTACTGTCCGATGTGCGGTACGATGGTGCAGGAAGGAGAAGACAATGACGGCTAAAGAAGCAATCAGCATATTGGAATTGCATAATCCGTTTTTAGGCACGGACAAAAACCTTACTGAAGCATTCGATATGGCTATAAATGCTCTGACCGCACAGCAGTGGATACCATGCAATGAGCGGTTGCCAAAAACACACGAGACAGGAAATTCATTTTCTGGCATATATATGCAATCCTCACCCGTGTTAGTCTATGGAGTTCCAGAGTATGAAGAAGAATATGGGTTTCATGTGGTGACATATTGTGATGATAAAAACGGGTGCACGTATTGGTCTACAGAGTTAGATGCAGTGACAATAAATGAAGTCTACGCATGGATGCCACTACCAGAACCGTGGAAGGGAGAACAGAATGAGTGATCTGAAGCCGTGTCCGTTCTGCGGAAACAAGATGGATGGATTCCCTGATTTTACAATCACATTCAAGCGTGATAGGCGAAAAGTATTTGGCATCTACCATGAAATCTGCACACTGAAGTGTAATAGATGTTCATGCACAGTGAATCAAGCAGGGGCAACAAGAGAAGAAGCTGAGAAACACGTTGCTATTCTTTGGAACAGGAGGGCAGATGAATGAGTGATTTGAAACCGTGTCCGTTTTGTGGCGGTGAGGGCGAACTATCATCTGGTAAATATGACGGAAAGGATATTTCGTATGTGATGTGTAAAGAATGTATGTGCCGAGGTGAATTTTTCTTTGTCAGCCCTAAATACGCCAGTGAAATAAAAGCGATACAAGCATGGAACAGACGGGAGGGAGAACAGCCATGATAAAGGGCAGATACGTTTGCCAGGTTGAAGTGGATTTTGAATACGACGAAGATAAGCTGAATATAACTTATGGCGAAGTTTGCGATAGGCTGATGAGCGACTGGATGGAGCGGGCATTTCAAGCAAGGATAGCAGAGATATTCAAAGGTGGGGATGCGAATATAACTGTGACCCGGCAGTATGCGGACATCGTGGAAGGAGAACAGCCATGAAGAAACGAATAGCCATTCTTGCGGTTATAACAGCATCATTTCTTCTGACATCTTGTAGACAACATGAAACAGTGAAAGCGCAACAGGGAACAAAACCACGGCTGATTGTAGTGGAGGACTCAATGTCATATCGGATTTATGTCGATAAAGAAACGAAGGTCATGTATCTGCGAACAAAGCAAGGGTATGGTGAAGCGTTATGTGTGATGGTAGATGCTGACGGCAAGCCGTTATTGTGGAAAGAGACAGAGCTATGATATTCCTACTCATCCTGACAATCCTCATGATCGCCGTGGAACTTCCTGTGACCATCCTGTACAAGCGTGAAGAGGACGTGCTTGTTCTCAGTGCCAGCGCAATAGCTCTGCTACTGGAAATATTATATTTGAGGTGCTTATGACAGCTAAAGAATATCTATCAAAAATACAAGGATACAAGCAGACCGTGCAGAAGTATTCGGATCGCATTGAGGAACTATACGCCGATGCTTCCGGACTCAAGGCCATAGTCTACGATAAGGACCGCGTACAGGTATCACCGGAAGAACGGATGGAGAAAATCTTTATCAAGATCGAAGAAGAGGCTAAGAAGTATGCACGCGCACGGATCCGGTACGAGCGTGAGTTGCACAAGCGCATCGACATGATTGGGACGCTGGATAATCCGCAATATATCAAACTCCTGACGCTTCGGTACGTCGACGGCCTGCGATGGGAAGAGATAGCCTGCACGATGTCGTATTCATTCCGGCATGTCACGCGGCTCCACGGTCAGGCACTCGCCGCATTCACCGCACGGCACAAGGATGTCCTAGAATGTCCAAAGAGATAATGGTAGTATGATACCAGGGAATACAGACACAAGCACATTGTTTTTCATTTGAATCTCTCCTTTCGTATTGGGCGGTCGAGTCAATCGGCTGCCATTTATTATTGCCATGAAGATTAAGAGCAAGAACAAGAAACCGAGACCGCGCAAGGTCATGTATATATGCAACCGGAAGAAATGCCAACACTGTATACCGGAGTGCCATCATACCTCCGATCCGGCGTTCGCAAAATACAAAGAACACATTGCGTTCGACTCTGGGAAGGACGGGATACTGTGGGAGCTGAGATAGATGTCTAATAAAATAACAACCAGATCAGACCGGCAGGCAGGTGGAAACCGTGCCGCCTTTGAGAACGCAAAGAAGAAAATACTGGCAACTCAAACAATCTGCGG